TATAAGAGATTATAAAGAAAGTAAAGAAGTTATAAGATTATTGTATTTAAAGTTATATGATGATTATAATATAAATGCTTTTTTTTATGTTAGAGATTTTAAATCATATGGTGGTAGAGTGCATGAAAAACCAGAGATATTATGTAATTTAAGCAAAGCATTTAATAACAAAAATATATCTGAAAAATGGAAAAATAATATACATAATAAATGCTATTCTGTAAAGTTCAAAGTTAGATTAGAAGAGTTAGAGTGGTATACTTTTTATGACAATATTGAGGAATACAAGAAAGATTATACTAAAAAAGATTTAATAAGAAATGAATTGGTAGAAAATGCTCTTAGTGTAATACATGAAGATTATTTCAAAAAAGACTCAAAATCAGAACTAATTGCATATTTAAAAAGAGAAGTATTGATTCCTTATAGTAATATAATTGAAATTGAAGAAATAAAATAGAAAAGTTTATATAAAATTATAATTTATTAGATTTTTGATACAACTGAATTATGGAGCATGAAAATTATTTTAATGAATAAACTTATTTTATGAAAGGCTAGATTTAATAATCTAGTCTTTTTTTATACTTAATATTGAAAGGAGTTGTTATATTATATGGGAAGATATAAGTTGTATAATCGATAAAGAATGTGAACTATCTAAAGATGGAAAGAGCTAAAAAAATAAATGGAAATTATTCCTAGGTTTAATAAATCTAAAGAAATGGGGGGAAGAAATGTAAAAGGTGAAAAGACCCGCAAAGCCAATAAAAAAGCAACAAGATGTACTCGACATCCAAGATTATCTAAGATATAAAAGTTATAGAAATTATGTAATCTTTATACTTGGTATAACAACAGGATATAGAGCAGGAGATTTAGTTAAATTAAAAGTAAGAGAAGTAAAAGAAGCTTTAAAAAGACAAGAATTTACTATTTGGGAAGGTAAGAAAGTAAATAGCAAGAATATAAGAGAAAAAAATAGAAAGCCTAGGACAGTAGAAATAAGACCAAAAGTCACACATATTTTAAAAAAATATATAAAAAATAAAAAAGATTATGAGTATATGTTTCCATCAAGAAAAAAAGATTATCCTTATATTGGAGTAGCTGCAATTAGTAAAATTCTTAAAGAAGCAGGAGAATATTTTGGATTATATGATATAACAGCGCATAGTATGCGTAAAACTTATGCTTATAAAATATATATTGATAGTGGAAAAGATATTGTGGCAGTTAAAGAATTGCTAGGGCATTCTTCGATAGAAGAAACGAAGGCATATTTAGGTTTAGATAAAGAGCTATATCATCATTACAGTAAATCGTTAGACGATTTTGTGAGATGATATTTTTTTATTTGCCTGTTTGAATGTCTAAAAATTTGGTGTATTACTATTTAAGGTGTCAAATTCTCTATATAAGAAGTAGGAAAAATTTAATTTGAATGTTTGATTTACTAAGAAAATAGAGGATTCAAATGAAAAAATACGAACTATATTTATTAAAAATATAATAATATTCGTATTGAAAAGAGGTGTTTTTATGAAAGAAATAGAGTTAAGTAATAAAGAGATTGAACTGATTATTTCAGTATTAGATTCTAAAATTTCTAGCAACTTAGATAAAGTTTTTGGTGATGTTCAATATAGTCCTACTTGTAAACATAGACTTAGAAAAGAAAATTCTATCATAGAAAATTTAATAGATAAATTAATAGATAGGCTTAATGGAATAGAAGTTGAAGGAAAAGAAAATGTTTTAAGGATAGATTGGAACATGGAAGAATTTGAGGGGAAGCTTAAAGAAGTTATTGAGGAATATCTTTGTAATGGCTAGAGAGTTCAGTCAAAGCTTTTATAATAGTAAAGCATGGAAAGATTGTAGGCAAGCAATTGTTAAGAAGTATCTAGGCTTGTGTGCTGAGGGTGGGAAGTTAGGAGAAGAAGTTCATCACATAAAACATTTAACTCCTAGTAATATAAATGATGTTGATATAGCCTTAGGTGAGGAAAATTTAATATTGCTATGTAAGGACTGTCATAGTAAAAAACATAAGAGTAAGAAAGATATTACTAGAGCAGGATTAAAATTTAATGAAAATGGGGAATTGATTTCGATTTAGAAAAAAATAGCATATCCCCCCCTAAAAACGACCCTGGGGGGCTGATTTCAAATACCGATGTCCCCACGTCAATTTTCCTCCGCATGAAAAAATCAGAATGGGAGGGGGGTTATTTAAAATAATTTACGAACAATTAGAGAAAGAAAAAAAGATAAAACAAGAGGTAAGCAGATTAAAGAAAAACTATAAAGATTTAGAAAAAGAAAAAGTTAAAATTTTAGATGGGTTAGTAAATGAAGCAGCTTTTTTAAAAATATCTTTAGAAGAGACTAGAGAAATTTTGACAAAAGAGGGTTTGACTGAAATTTTCAAGCAAGGCAAGCAGGAATTTGAAAGGGAAAGACTTCAAGTTAAGATATATTTAAATTTTATGAAACTTTATTCTAATGTCATGAAGCAACTAATTGATATTATTCCAAGCGATATGAAACAGGAAGAAGAGGACGAACTTATTAAGTTTATAAAAAAAGGTAGACTTAATAAATGACCTACATTGAAGAGTATTATCAAAAAATATTAAATGGAGAAATAGTTGCTTGTAGCAGAATTAAGCAGGTGTACAAAAAGCTTGTCCAAGACCTATATAATCCAAAAGGAAATTGGGTTTTTGATGAAGAGCTTGCTAATAGACCTATCGAGTTTATAGAGACTTTTTGTAAGCAAGCACAAGGTAAGTTGGGTGAACCTTTGAAACTTGAATTATTCCAAAAAGCCAAGCATCAAGCTGTGTGGGGTTTTGTTGATAAAGAGACTAGGTTTAGGAAATATCAAGAAGTACTTGATATTCGGGGTCGTAAAAATGGCAAGACTACAGAATTGGCAGCGGATGAATTATTTATGTTAATTGCAGATAATGAAGGTTCGCCAGAGGTTTATAATATTGCAACTAAATACGAACAGGCACAAAAAGGGTTTAAAGAGTGCTACAAAATGGTACAGCAATCTAAAATTTTATCTAAGCATATTAAAAAAAGAAAATCAGACCTCTATTTTCACGCTAATTATGGTTTTTTACAGGCACTTGCTAGCAATAGCAATGGGCTTGATGGATTAAACTCGCATATGGTAACTATAGATGAATTGGCAGCTATAAAAAATAGAGATATTTACGACCTAATGAAACAATCTATGGGTGCAAGAAATCAACCCCTTTTAAATTGCATTACCACAAATGGTTTTGTGAGAGAGGGTATTTTTGATGCACAATATGAGTATGCTTGCAATGTTTTAGATGGAAAAATAAAAGATGATAGGTTTATAGCTTTTATTTATGAGTTAGACGATAAGGATGAATGGGACAGAGAAGAATGTTGGATAAAAGCTAATCCAGGTTTAGGGACTATAAAAAAGCTTGATTTTTTAAGAGATTGTGTTAATAAAGCTAAGGCAGACCCAAACTTTAAGCCTACTGTCATGGTGAAAGATTTCAATATGAAAGAAAATTCTGCGACTGCTTGGTTAAGATGGGATGAACTAAACAATGAAACTAAATTCAATGCAGATGAAATGGGATTTAGATATGGAATAGGTTGCTTTGACTTAGCTGAAACTACAGACCTCGCATCTGCTAAAGTTTTGTTAAGGAAAAGATATGATGATAATATTTACGTTCTTTCTATGTACTGGATTCCATTTGAGCGATTAGAACAAAAAACTGATGAAGATAAAATTCCGTACATTTTATGGGAAAAGCAAGGTTTGTTAAGAATCTGCGAAGGAAATAAAATAAATCCATATGACATCTTGCGATGGTTTAGAGAAATCAAAGAGGAGTATGACATTTATATTCCATGGATTGGGTTTGACCCTTGGCATGTTGACTCGAGTTTGCTGTTGGCTTATGAGAATGAGTTTGGAAAAGATTCTATGATTAAGGTTAGGCAAGGGGCTTATACTTTATCTGCTCCTATGAAAGAATTAAGAGCTGATTTAAAAGCTAATAAAGTTATTTATAATAATAATTCTATTGATAAATGGTGCCTTAGTAATACAGAAATAAAAACGGATATAAATGGAAATATACAACCAATAAAAGGTGTTGATAGGCGAAAACGTATTGATGGAGCTGTATCTTTGATAATTGGTTATGTTGTTCTGAAAGAAAAAATGTCAGAATATGAAAACATGATTTAGGTGAGGGGGTGAAAAATGAATATATTTAAATCTAAGAAGAAAAATAAAGAAGCTCCTGGGAAAGTTGCTATAGAGCTTATTACAGATTCGGGAAACGGGTTTTATAGTTGGTGCGGCAATTTATACAGAAGCGACATTATAAGAAGTATTATACGACCAAAAAGTAAAGCTGTTGGCAAAATGACAGCTAAACATATTAGAAGTAATGAGACTGAATTTAAGACCAATCCGGAAATTTACATTAAATTTTTGCTTGAAAATCCTAATCCATTCATGAGTGGTCAAATACTTCAAGAGAAAATGGTTACTCAGTTAGAACTTAATAGTAATGCTTTTGCTGTAATTATTAAAGATAGTTATAATATACCAATTCAGATTTACCCTCTTAACGCTTTAAATGTTGAAGCTATTTATGAAGATGAAGTTTTGTTTTTGAAATTTTCGCTTAAGAATGGGAAAATAGTTACTTATCCATATTCGAACATAATTCATCTAAGAAAAGATTTTAACGAAAATGATTTATTTGGAACACCTCCAACTAAAGTGCTTGAGCCGCTTATGGAAGTTGTAAACACAACAGACCAGGGAGTCGTAAAAGCTATCAAAAATAGTAACACAATCAAATGGTTATTAAAATTTAAAACAGCACTTAGACCCGACGACATAAAGAAAGAGGTCAAGGAATTTGAAAAAAATTATTTGCAAATAGACTCAGACGCAGGCGGAGCTGCTGCAACTGATTCGAAATATGATGCTGAACAGGTCAAAGCTGAGAGTTATGTTCCTAATGCTGCACAAATGGATAAAGCAATACAGAGATTATATTCGTTTTTTAATACAAATGAGAAAATAATTCAAAGTAAATATACAGAAGACGAATGGAATGCTTATTATGAGTCTGAAATTGAACCAGTTGGATTGCAATTATCTAATCAGTATACAGAAAAACTTTTTACTAGAAAAGCTCGAAGCTTTGGAAATGAGATAATTTTTGAAGCTTCTAATTTACAGTATGCAAGTATGTCCACTAAATTAAACTTGGTTCAAATGATTGACAGGGGTTCACTTACTCCGAATGAATGGCGTAAAATAATGAACCTTTCGCCAATAGAGGGTGGAAACAAGCCAGTTCGTCGCTTGGATACTGCTGTTGTGGAAGGAGGTGAGTAAAATAAATGGCTAATGACAATTTAAATGAGTTTTTAAAAATCAAAAACTCAACAGAAACAAGTTCAAGCCTCTATTTCTATGGAGATATTGTTTGTGATGAGTGGGACGCTTGGACAGAAGAAGACCAGTACCCACTTTCTATTAAAAACTTTTTAGCGACTGAACAAGGAAAAGATTTAAATATTTATATTAATTCCGGTGGTGGGTCTGTATTTGCGGGCATGGCAATATATAATATACTAAAAAGACATGAAGGGTTTAAAACTGTTTATGTGGATGGTATTGCTGCAAGTATTGCGAGTGTTATAGCATTAGCAGGTGATAAAGTTGTAATCCCCGAAAATGCTTATTTTATGATTCATAAACCTTGGTTGGGTTTATTTGGTGCTTATAATTCAGACAAATTAATTAAAGCATCACAAGATTTAGACAGGATAGAAGAAGGCATTTTAAATGTGTATAAAGATAATTTGAGAGAAGGAATTGATATTGAAGAAATAAAAGAAAAGCTAAGAGAAGAAACTTGGTTCACTGGTAAAGAAGCATCAAATTATTTTAATTTTGAGGTTGATGAAAAAAAAGAAGTTGCTGCTTGTGTGAGTGATTATTTTGATAAGTACAATAAAATGCCTAACATTTTAAAAAGTAAAATAGACAAAGATAGTAATAAAAAAGAAAATAATAATAAAAAAAGAGTTCAGCTAAGGCTGGACTTATTAAAATTAGGGGGTTTAAATGACTAGAGAAGAATATTTTAAGAAAAGACAAGAAATGATAGACGAAGCACAAAAATTACTTGATGATGAAGTTGGGGAGGAAGGAGCAGGAGAGGAAAATACTGAAGAAGCTGAAAAAATAGCTAATAGGATAAAAGCTTTAGACGAGGAATATGAAAGAAATGTAAAAGCTAGGGCGAATTTAAAAGCATTGCAGGATAATGTCAAAATCGACCCTACTATTTTTAATTTAACTAATAACAAAGGTAAAATAGAAGGTATAGAAGACACAACTGTTAAGGATAAACAAGAACAATATAAAAATGCTTGGGCTAAAGATATGTTAGGAAAGCAGTTAAATTCAGAAGAACAGGAGATATTTAATAGTATTAACTCAGCATATAGAGCGGAAGTTCAAACAAGCGAAAATAATACTATTTTAATTCCTAAAACTGTTGCTTCGGGTATATGGAAAGAAATTGGTGACATGTATCCGTTATTCGGAGATGCTTCTCCAACTTTTGTAGCAGGTGATTTGACGATTATAGCAGAAGAAGATGGTGGTGATGATGCTGCGTGGTATGATGAAGAAACAGAAGTTAAAGAGGATGGTTATAAGCTAAAGGAAATAACCTTAAGAGGTTGTGAGCTTGCAAAAGATATAACTGTGTCGTGGAAATTGAAAAAAATGAGTATTGATGAATTTGTTCCATATATAACTAGTCTTTTAGCTGAAAAAATGGGTGCAGCATTGGCGAAAGCGATTGTAGATGGAAAAGGAAAACCAGGGGAAAGTGATTCTTTTAAACCTCAGCCGCTTGGAATAAAAACTGCTTTAAGCAAGGAAGCTAGTAAGGCACAAATAATAGAATATACTGATAAGATAGCTTATACAGATATAACGAAATTGATGTCTGTTTTAAAGAAATGGAGCAATGGAGCTTGTATTTATGCTAATAGCACAACTATATGGACACAATTAGCTGAAATATTAGATACAACTGGAAAGCCTATTTTTATCCCTGACGCTGCAAATAGTGACGGAGTTGGAAGGATGTTTGGCAGGGTTGTTAAAATGGATGACAGCATGGCAGATGGTGAGATTCTTGCTGGAAATATAGCGAAAGGTTATGCGATAAATATAAATGAGAATGTAACTTTATATACAGATGAACATGTAAAAAGTAGAAAAACAGATTATTTAACTTATTCATTAGTTGATGGCAATGTTATAAGTAATAAAGCTTTTGGTATGATAGTTAAAAAAACTAGTGCAGTTGCGAAGTAGGTGTTTTGAATGATTGTATCATTAGAAGAAATAAAAGAATATTTGAGATTAGAGGCAGATTATAAAGAAGATGATAATCTGCTTTTGTCTTTTTTGAAAGCAGCGGAAGAAGATTTGGAAAATCGAACAGGAAAAGTTTTTAATGAAAATAACAAATCTGAGCTTGTTGGCTTATATATAAAAATGTATTCTGCAGAGCAGTACGAAAAAAGAGGGGCAACAGAAAGTAATAGCGAAAAAGTTAGATTTGTTTTAGAAAGTATAATATCTCAAATTTCTATATGTAGTAGGTACTAAAATGGACGTTGGAAAATTAACTCAGAGAATAAAAATACAAATTTATGGAGAAATTGAAAACGACATAGGAGAAATTACAAAAGGATGGTCTACGTATAAAAAACTTTGGGCTAACAAATCGTTGCTTAGAAATAGTAATAATTATGTGTTAGATAAAGAAAATATAGAGTATTCTTACAGATTTAAAATAAGATATAGGACTGATATAACAGAAGCTATGAGAATAGTTTGTAATGATGTTGTCTATGATATAAAGCATGTAAATAATATAAAAGAGCTAAATAAATATGAAACAAATATTGATTGTATTCTTTATAAAGAAGGTGTTTACAATGAGTAATACAGATTTTAATATGAATGGATTAGATGATTATACAAATAAACTATTTAAGCGTATTGTAAAAGAATACCCCAAAAAAGCTGAGAAACTTATGAATACTAGCTTAGGGAAGTGCAAAGGAGAAGCTATTGCTAGGACTCCTAAATCAAGTAAAAAGCCTAAGAAGTATAAAAGGGCTAAGCACATGAAAGATAATTGGAAAACTAAAGTGCAGTCTAAAAATGGGAATTGCACAGGTGTTTTAAAAAATGATTCTCCACACGCACATTTAATAGAAAATGGTTGGGCAACAAAAAATGGAGGCTATGTTGAAGGGAAACATATGTTGCAACAGACGATGGAGCATCAGAGAGTGAAAATTGATAAAAGGATAGAGAAAATGGTTGATGAAACCTTTAATCTTTAGAGGGGGTAAGAGTGTTAAAAATTGTTTCTGTAAAAAAAGCTATAGTTGAAAAGCTTAAGTCTTTAAATATAAAAATAGTTGCAAATGAAATAAGAAGCGGGTTTGAAAAGCCTGCTTTTTTTATTCAAATTATTCCTGTTGAGATGTCTAGTGACCCGAATTTTTCGAACAGCACATTACTTATTAATATACATTATTTTTCTAAAGAAAAGACAGAGTTAGAAAATTTAAAAATGATTGATAAGCTTAATGTATTGTTTCAAGATTGTATTTTAGAGATTGACGGGGGCGAATTGACTATAGAAGAAAAAAGTGTAGAAATATATGAGAATGTTTTACAATACAAATTTAATTTGCAAGTAGTTGAAATTATAGAAGAAGACGAAAGCAAATATGAGCTTATGAAAGAGCTTGAAATGAATATTTAGAAGGAGGTTTTAGTTTGGGATTACCAAGTGCAATAATTGAGTTTCAAAGGCGTTCAAAGACTGTTAAATTTAGAAGTCGAAGAGGTGTTGTAGCTTTAATACTTAAAGATTCAACAGCTATAAAGAAATCTTATTCTATCAATTTTTTAACAGATATAAACGAAACTGAATTTACAAAAGAAAATTATGATTATATAAAGCTTGCATTTTTAGGAAAACCTAGCAAGGTTATTATTGAAGTTATTAATGATTCAGTTGATTCTGAAAGGTCTTTAGACGATGCTTTGAAGGCTTTAAGGGAGAATAAATTTAACTATTTAGCTATTCCTTTTATAAGTGAAGAAGTTGACAAAACTAAAATAGTTAATTGGATAAAAATAGCTAGAAGGGAAAAAGAGATATACAAAGCTGTGTTGCCAAGCGTTAATAATGCTAACGAGAAAGCAATTATAAACTTCACAACAGCAGGGATAAAAGTTGGGGAAAAGTCTTATACAACAGCAGAATATACAGCTAGACTGGCAGGTATTTTGGCAGGGATATCACTTTCAGAGAGCTGCACGTATTTTGCTTTAGATGAAGTTACAGAGATAGAACCTGCTGAAAATCCTGATGAAGCTGTAGAAAAAGGTAAATTGATTTTAATAAATAATAATGGAATAAGGATAGCTAGGGGTGTAAATTCATTAATAACTTTAAGTAAAGAGGATACAGAAGACTTGAAGAAAATAAAAATAGTTGAAGCTATTGACATGATACAAGATGATATTCTGCAAACCTGGAACGAGAATTATGTTGGGAAAGTAACTAATAAATATGATAATAAAATATTGTTTTTATCTGCTGTAAACAATTATTTTAAAGAGCTGCAACGTGATGAAGTACTTGATAATAGCCAAGAAGCTTATGTACAGATAGATATAGAAGCACATAAAAAATATCTAAAAGAAAAAGGAATTGATTATAGTGAAATGACTGAACAGCAAATAAAAGAAGCTAATACGGGTTCTTACGTTTTTGTAGAAGGAAATATTACCATCACTGACGCTATGGAGGATTTGAAATTTAAAATATATATGTAAGAAGGTGAGTAGATGAGCAAAGAAAATATCGTAGGAAGTAGTCAAATTTCTGGTACATGGGGAAAGCTTTGGTGGGATGGAACTTTAATTGCTGAGGTGCTTAGTTTTGAAGCTAAAGTTACAGCAAATAGAGAAGAGATTCAGTTTGGAATGAGTAAAGATTCTAAAATAACATCGATAAGTGGCGAAGGGACTGTAAAACTTGGAAAAGTGTATTCCAGGGGGAAGAAAAAATTATTGGAAGCTTGGAAAAAAGGAGAAGACCCACGAAGTACACTTACAAGTAAGATAAAAGACCCTGGTACACCTGGAAAACAAGCTGAAACAGTTACTATTAACAATGTTTGGTTCAATGAATTAGCTTTGGCGCAATTTGAAAAAGGTGGGAAAATCGAGGAAGAGCTGAGTTTCGGATTTACTCCGAATGATTCTGATATGATGGACGAAATAGAAGAAATTTAAGGATAGTTTTTACTATCCTTTTTTATATAAATATAGGAGGATTTTAAAATGGAAAATAAAAAAGAAATGATAACAATAGAGGATATTTTAAGAAGAAAAGAATATTTTGCAAAAAAAAGCGAAGAAACTAAGCAATTATACATTCCTTCACTTGGCGGAAATATAGAGATTGCAAAACCGGATAGAGAGCTATGCATTGATGTTACAGAAATGGAAAACTCAATCGAAAGTGATAAGTATTTTGTTTATGAGATAGTTAAAAAGCCAAATTTAAAGAGTGAAAAATTGCATACAGAGTTTGGGTGCAAAGATAATCCTCTTGACATAGTCGATGTATTGTTTGAGACAGGAGAAATTGCTGATATTGCAAAGATTGCTGCATCATTCGCGGGATTTGGTGTTGTGGAAGAGGTTGAAGACTTAAAAAACTAATTAAAAGCGATGTTGAAATGCAAATGATTAGCCATTACTTAGAAAAAGGTGTTGATTTGGACAAATTGACTAATTTAAATATAATAGAAAGAAATTTTCGCATCGCTTGTATGCTATATGAAGAAGAAGAAAAAATAAAACTTATTTCTGAGCTGATAGGAGCTGTGTTTGGGGGTGTAAAAAATGGCTAGAAGGCATATAAGTGCAGTTATATCTCTAAAGGACAACATGAGTGCGACTATGAGAGGGATTAGAAGAGAGCAAAAACAATTTCAAAATGAAGTTAGGCGGACACGTAACGAGATGCGTTCGGCGAGTAGAGAGCGTATGCGTATAAGAATGGATGCGACACCAGCACACCGAACTATACAGAATTTAAGACAAAAACTTGCACCTCTTCGAACTAAGCTTGTAAAAGCTGTTGTTATAAAAGATTTAGCGACTGAAAAGATAGAAAGAATAAAATCGAACGTAAAATCTTTTGGAAAATTTATCGCAAGACCAGCTATAAAATTAAAAGATGAAACAAAAGGAATGATTGATAAAATAAAAAATCGACTTACTAGCTTATCAACTATTGTTCCTGTTGGGGCTGCGATAGGGGCTGCGGGTATGGCTGTTAAAAGCGGTATGGAACTAGAGCAACAACAAATAAGTATGCGTCACTTCATGGGAGTTGGAAATAAAGGAAAATCTAGCAAAGAACTTGACGGAATGAGCGCAAGCTATTTAAAAGATTTAAGAAATAATGCAAATGCGACGCCATTTGAAACTGGAGAAGTTATATCAGCAGGAACTCGTTCCTTGCAAATAGCGGGTGGAAATACAAAAGATGCTATGCAGATGGTAAAATTAGCTGAAGATATGGCAGCACTAAATCCAGGCAAGAGCGTCGGGGATGCTATGGAAGCACTTGCGGACATGAACATTGGAGAAATGGCAAGACTTACGGAGTTTGGAGTTAAGGCAAGCAGTACAGACGACCCAAAAGAAGTACAAAAGAAGCTTGAAACAATGTATAATGGTGGAGCTAATAAGCTTGCAGAAAGTGGTTCGGGACTACTTTCTACGATAATGGGTAAATTAAAATCTAATATTGCAGATATTGGACTTGGTATGTTGGAACCTTTAAAACCTGTTATGACTGGCTTAATTGGCTTTATAGACCAAGCTAGCCCTAAAATATTAGAAGTAGGTACAAAAATAACAGCCGGAATAGGTATGGCGATTGGGTGGATACAGCAACAAATGCCAACCTTGGCTCCGATTTTTCAAACAGCTTTTGGAGCTGTATCTTCGATTGTATCAACTGTTGCCCCAATAATCGGTCAAGTCATAGGAGCTTTAAGCCCTATTTTTATGGGACTGCTTTCTGTGGCTTCGTCTGTATTAGCAGGGATTGCTTCTGCTGTTAAAACTGTAGCTCCTGTTGTAAGTTCTTTAATTTCTAAATTAGCACCAATTTTCAAAAATGTTGGTGATACCTTAAAATCTATGGGTAAAATTTTTAAAAATGTTTTTGATAGTGTTATGAAAATAGTTAAAAAAGCGTCTGATTATATAAAACCTTTAGTTGATGGAATAACAGGAGCAGCAAAAGGTATAAGCGATGGCGTCAGTTGGGTTGCTGGAAAACTAGCTGGAAATGCAACTGGAACGAAATATTGGTCGGGCGGACTTTCTGTTGTAGGCGAACATGGACCAGAACTTGTATCTATGCCACGTGGTAGCAAAGTTTTTACAAATGCAGAAAGTAAATCTATGATTAATAAAAGTATTCCTAATTTTAGACAAGTGCAAGGAGAAAACACAAATTATAATATAACAATTCCTAAAATTGCTGAAACAATAGTGATAAGAGAAGATGCTGACATTGAAAGAATAACATCAAGTTTAATAAAAAAAATACAAATGGCGAAAATGGGTGGTGTCGTTTAATGGAAATGTGGCTTAGACAATCGAATGATGCCTTTAGATTCCCGATATTTCCAGCCTCTTTTGAAATAAGCGGAAATATAAATACAAGTACAACAAATGTACTAAGGCTCGGAGAAGTAATTATCTGTGGTGGTACAGGACTTAGAACAACAGAGATAAGCAGCTTTTTCCCAAGTAGACAATATCATTTTTGCAATTATAAAGATTTTCCCCAACCATATGATTGTGTAAATAAATTAAAAAGGTGGATGGAGCAGGGGTTAATTTTAAGGTATATAATAACTGAAACTGATGTGAATATGGAGGTTATTATTGAAAGCTTCAAACATGGCAAGCAAGATGGCACAAACGATGTTTACTTTACACTAAGCTTAAAAGAGTATAAAAGAATACAGATACCTAGCATAAATTCCTCAGATGGGAAAATAGAAGTGGTAAAAAATGTACCAGTTACAAAAGGTTTTGAAACTGGAAAACAAAAAACACATAAAGTCGTTAAAGGTGATAACCTTTGGAGCTTGTCGCAAAAATATTATGGAAATGGGGATTTATACGAAAAAATTGTTGAAGCAAATAAGGAATTAATTAAAACAGCTGACATAATAAAAGAGGGTTGGGTGTTAATAATTCCTTAGCTTGGAGGTGATTTATAATTAACAATATAAAGTTAAAGGTACACATAAAAAGTGGTAATATCTATGATATAACTGATATAGTTGAAAAAGTAACTTGGAGTGGTGATTATAAGTCACCATCAAGGACATTAGAATTTTCTATAGTACAGTCAGCTTCTGATATTAACTTTCAGCAAATTAATATACCAATAGCTAGTACAGTCTGTTTCTATGTAGATGAGAAAGAACTCTTTAGAGGAATGATAATTAATAGGTCTAAAGATTCAAGTAATAATAGTATTAGTTTTGTTTCTAAAGATATGGGATTCTTATTAACTCAAAGCGAAGTATCATACAATTTTAAAGATAAATTAGTTGAAGATATTGCAAAACAAGTATTTAATGACAATAAACTTGCGGTTGGAAACATACCTAAAACTAACGTTAAATATACAAAAATGTTTATTGGTGTAACTGGCTATGATACTATAATGAGTGCATATACAGAAGCTAGTAAGACAACGAAGAAAAAATATATGATAGAGTCTAATTTAGATAAATTTAATGTTATTGAAAAAGGGACTATTACACTAAATGTTATGTTTGAAGAAGGGTCTAATCTTATTAATACGAGCTTTTCAGAGAGTATGGAGAATGTAAAAAACAAGGTATTAGTAGTAGACCAGTATGGGAATAAAATAAGTGAAAAGGTAGACGATAAAATTTTCAAAGATGTTGGAGTAATAATGCAAAAAGTTATACAACAACAAGAAAATAGTACTGTAGATATAGAAAGTGAGTTTAAAGGAATAGAGCAGACTTGCAGTTTAAAAGGGTATGGTGATGTGACTTGTATAACTGGCAGAGGTGTAAAGGTTAAGGACCGTTATACAGGTCTTGTAGGTCTATTTTATATAGACACAGATAAACATAATTGGGACAGCAACGGAAATTATGAGATAGACTTGGATTTAAATTTTCAAAACATAATGGATGAAAAAACAGCCGGGCAGGACGAACAGAAGGAAAGTTCTGGTTTGAATGGAGAAGGGACATTAAATGGAAAAGAAGTAAAAGCAGAATTTACAGCGTATTATCCTTCAAACAATGCTATGGAGGGTGGATACTATCAAGCTATGGATGGTAAAAGACTTGTACCTTCAAACAATACTTGTGCTGCACCTAGTAAACTTAAATTTAAAACAAAAATTCAAGCAAAATGTCCTGGAACTAAAATTGATGGTAAAACTTATACAGTAACAGATAGAGGCGGAGCGATTGACTTAAAAAATGGAGTGTATAGAATAGACATATTAATGTCTAGTGAAAAAGAATGTAATGATTTTGGAAGAAGAAAAGGAACAATAATAATTGGAGATGGTACAGGATATACAAATGCGACAGGAAAAGCAAAAGAATTAATTAGCATAGCAAAAAGTAAATTAGGTTGTAAGTATGTTTGGGGGGCAACTGGGGAGAATACATTCGATTGCAGCGGGTTTACTCAGTGGTGCTACAAAAAGATAGGGATAAGTATTCCTCGTACTGCTTCCGCACAAAGCAAAGCAGGTAAACCAGTAGATTTGAATGATAGAAGCAAGTGGAAAGCAGGAGATTTATTGTGTAGGGTCAGCGGAGGAAGTAACAACCATGTTGTGATGTACATTGGAAATAATCAAATAATCCATTCTCCACAAACAGGTGATGTGGTGAAAATACAGTCTGTTGACTCATATAGAAAAGGGAAAGCATATACACATGTCAGAAGATATTTATAAAAGGATGGTGATAAAGTGGCTAATCCAATCAATGAATTTATAGGGATAATAAGAGAAGAAGGAAAATATCACAATCAACCTTCTTTTTTTATTGGAAAAATTAAAAGTAAATTACCAGATTTAAAAATAGAGGTAAATAACATTATATTAGAAAAAAATGATATTTTAATAGATAGTTGGATGCTTGACAGACAGATAGAAATATTCAACACAGAAACAAATCAAGAGCATAAACATGAAGTTAAAAATCCATTTATTGATAAATTTGAACTTGATGACACAGTAATAATGTTTAAAATAAGTGATAAATTTGCTGTTGTAAGTAAGTTGGTGAGCTTATAATGAGTACAATATTTCCTTTTATAGGTGTCCCAGAGGATTATATCTTACCTAAAACAGAAGAATTGCCAATCTTTCGTGAAGTGGCTTGGAATTTTGAAAAGGATAAACCTATTTTAGAAAATGGAGATTTTAAGATTGTTGAAGGCAATGAAGCTATAAAGGTTTGGGTGTATAAATGTATAAAAACTAATAAGTATGAGCATGAGATTTATTCATGGGGTTATGGAACAGAACTATCTGAATTGATAGGTCAAAAATACAGCAAAGGACTTACAGAAAGTGAAGCTAGTAGGTATATAAAAGAGGCTTTATTAGTTAATCCATATGTTTTAGATGTAAATATTAGTAATACAAGATTTATAGATGATTTGCTAAGCGTAGATATAGTCATAAACACGATTTATGGGGAGGTGGAAGTTAATGTATAGTAGTCAAACCTATGATGTTGTTAAAAATAGGACCTTATCTAATATAGATTTAGATATCTATAAGGGTGAGGGTTCTTTTTTAAGTGATATGGTATCTCCTGTTAATTCAGAGCTTGCAAAATTCTATATAGAACTTTCATATCTTCATAAGAAAGCTTTTATAGAAGATAACTTCGACGATTTTTTAGATAAGAGAGTTAACGAATTTGGAGTATATAGAAAGCTAGGAACAGAAGCTACAGGAGAAGTAATATTCGAGGGGAAGGTTGGAACAACTATTCAAAATGGAACTATTATATCTTACAATGAGCTATTATTCGTAGTAATTAAAGATATAGTAATTAGTTCAGAAATTGAACAAAATACAAGCCCCGTACAGGCTTTGGAAATTGGAATTAGATATAATATACCTGCAAGTACAGAATTTAAGCTACAAGACGAAATAAATGGTATAACAAAAATTTACAATGATTTGGCTTTTCGAGGTGGTACAGAAATAGAAACAGACAAAGAATTAAAAGAAAGATTCTATAAGATACAGAAAAATCAAGCTACAAGTGGAAATAAGGCACATTACGAAGCATGGGCTTTAGAAGTTGAAGGAGTATATAACGCTAAAATTTATCCAAGATGGGATGGTCCAGGAACTGTAAAAGTTTTAATCTTTGGAGAAAATAATCAAGCTGTTGACTCGGAGGTAATTGAAAGATGTAGAGAGCATATTGAGGAAGAAATGCCAATAGGTCCTATGTTAACCGTTTTAACTCCAAGCGTTTTAGATATAAGTATAAGTGCATCTATAAAATTAGAAACGGGATATACATTAGATTTTGTAAAAGAAAGCTTCTTAGAGAGTATTAATAGCTATTTAATAAATGTTAATAAAGAAATAATTTACACTAAAGTAAGTGCAATACTTGCATCTATTGAGGGCATACACGACTTTAGTAATTTACTATTAAATAATAAAGCTGAAAATATAGTATTTGAAGAGGACAAAGTACCAAGTGTTACAAATTTAGAATTTAGTGAGGTGGTAGTTCAATGAAATTAATTGATAAGCTACCTTCTTTTTATAACAATGATATTACTAGAAAAATACAAGAAGCTTATGACATAGAACTAGAAACACTTAGAGAAACATATGACGATACATTTGACCAATTTTTTGTTGATACAGCAACATGGGGACTTGATTATTGGGAAAATATTTTATCTATTAAAAATAGATTTGATTTAAGTATAGAAGATAGAAGAAGTAATATAAAAGCAAAAATGAGAGGTAAGGGTACAACAACAATAGAGGTTATAAAAGCGATAGGAGAAGCTTACACAAAGACTAACGTTGATGTAGAAGTATTTAGTAACTTATTTAGTTTTACACTAAGTTTTATAACAAATAATTGTAGTTATAACACTATTTTAGAATTAGATAAGAAAATAGAAGAAATAAAACCATGTCATTTAGAGCATAAATTTGAAATGATTTTATTTAATCAGAATGATATGTTTGCAGGTTCTACAACGAATACAGGTGAAACAGTTACTATATATCCTTACAGTCCAACTGATATAACTTCTTTTGGAGAATTGACTATAACTACAGGCAATGACAGAAGTATGGAAAAAGTAACATTATATCCTAGACAGGAGGTGGTATAGGTTGGCAGAACAAAAATATTATACACTTTTGACAACGATAGGAAAGGCATCTATTGCAAATGCAACAGCTTTAGGCAATAAAGTAGATTTAGTTAAATTGCAGCTTGGTGATGGAGCAGGGACAGAATATAATCCAACAGAAGAACAAACGTCTCTAAAAAATGTAGTTTGGGAAGGTTCTGTAAATAATGTAAAGATAGACGAAGAAAATCCAAACTGGATAGTAATAGAAACTGTAATCCCAGGTAGTGTGGGTGGATTTATGATAAGAGAAGTAGGAATATTTGATTCAAAAGAACAACTAATTGCAGTATCTAAATATCCAGAAACATACAAACCAACTGCTGACTCGGGGAGTGTAAAAGACTTGGTTATAAAAATTATTTTAGTAGTTTCCAATACTTCAAGTGTAAATTTGAAAGTAGACCCAACAGTAATTTTAGCAACTTTAAAAGATATACAAGAATTAGACACTAAAATTGATACAACTAAGACAGAATTAACAAGCAACATAGAAACTGCTAAAACAGAGTTAAACACTAGAATTGACACAGAAAATGAGAAACAAAATATTAAAATTGACCAACTTGTTGCAGGTGGTGTAAATGTATCTCATACGCATATTATAGAGGTGGCTGATTGGATTTTAAATAATGAAACTAATATGTATGAAGTAACTATAAATCATCCACTATTGACTAAAAGAATACTAATAGCTTTATATGATGAAATTGGTGAAGCACTTACACCAAACGCTAGGGCTATTGATGATAATAGTATTCTTGTTAGAAATGAAGAAAATATTAAAATGTATGTATATTTGATAAATGGAAATGCAGAAACTCATTTTATAAATGCGACTGTAGATGATAACAGAGTATCTGAAATGACTACTTATTCGTCTAAGAAAATCGAAGATAGATTGGTTAATATAGAAGAAAAATTGAGTGGAAATTTATCTGATATTGCAACAAGTGTAAATGAGTTGATAACTTATTGTTAGAGAGGAGAGTGAGAAAGTGGCTACAGAATGGAATTTTGATTTTAAGGCAGAAGCACAACCAATTACTCTAAAAGCAGGTAAATATAAATTAGAGTGTTGGGGAGCTCATGGAAAGGTTTGGGGTGGAGATTCTCAATCTAGTGGAGGATACTCTTATGGGGAACTTACATTAAAAAAAGAAACTACATTATATGTATATACAGGTGCTACTGGTTCTAGTAATAAATATGAAAAATTTACATTTAATGGAGGAGGACTTGGTGTTAATAATGGAGGAGGTGGAGCAACTGATATAAGACTTGTCAATGGAGATTGGAATAATGAACAAGGTCTTTTGTCTAGGATAATTGTTGCTGGTGGTGGTGGAGGCGCATTTAGTAAAACTCCTGCTGGCAAAGGTGGTGGTTTTAAAGGCGGAAATAGTACTAATGATGATAACAGTTCGATGCTTATTGTACCTGGTGGTACACAATATGATGGAGGTAGAGGTTATTGTGATGAATGGGATGGTGTTTTTGGTTGTGGTGGAGGTTCTATTCTTGGTTTAGAACGAGGTAAATACCCTTATAATTCAGGTGGAGGTGGATGGTTTGGTGGTGCAGGTGCTAGAAATACTTCAAGTGGTGGAGGTGGAAGTGGCTATGTATTAACTAAAGATAGCTATAAACCTGTTGGATATATACCTACATCTGAATATTGGTTAGAAAATGTTGGTAGTATTACTGGGGGTAATACTGCTAAAGTAAATGGTTATGCTAAGATAACATTACTGCAAGCATTACCAATTTTAACTATATCTTCTTATAATTCCACACAAGCAACATTTAAAGCAGACCACACAGACCCTACGCTACTAACTAAGATAGAAGTATTTATAGATGATACATTAAAAGAAACTATAACAACAGATTTAACTCTTGAAAAAACAATTAACTATACACTAGAAGATAATGCACTACACACACTTAAGATAGTCGTTACAGACAGTAATAATGCTACAGCAGAAAAAGTATTAAGTATAAGTAAGAATATAATGCCACTACCTGAGAATGTGAATTTGCAAGATATATCAACAAAATTAACAGAAGTTAACGCAGGATTTAAAAGTGGCAAAACAAGCATTATAAATACTTTAGCATTAAAGAATATAGAAGCAAGTTTAAATAATACATTAATCGAGTTATCAGAGAAAATAAAAATAAGTTTTGATAGTTCAGACGCTAGTGTGCAGGATTTGATGAATCAGTTGACACAAGCTAACAATACTATATCACAGTTAAATACAAAATATAAAGTTGCATCAGGGCGTACCAGTACATTAACAGACACAACATCGACTGCTTATTTATATGTTAATAGCCAGTCTAATCCTAATTATCCAATAAACCCAGGAGGGTGGGTTAATATTAAAGGATTAAATTTTATTCCAAATATCTTTTTTGCTGAATGCGAGTGTACGACTAATAGCCCAACACAATTTTATAAATACTTAATCTTTGCCACCTATTTAATCCCATCACTTTCTGATAAAGATTTTGTAATTACAACCGCTCTTAGAAAAACAAATTCAGATACCAAATTTACAGCTGATAGTCAGGTTTATATAAATAATAGAGGTAATACTTATATAAATAACCAAGGTGTCTATGTTCCTGCTTATAGACCTTCTGTGTCTTATACTTTGTACAATTGGTATGCTATAAAATTTGTATAAATGGGGTGATAAAATGAATAGAGCAAATAGAATAATTTACGACCAAACAGGCAAAATACTTCTCCAAACAGGAGAAGCAACAGGAGATATATTAGAACATGATACAATAACTAAATTACATTGCATTGATATTCCATACGGAAGTATAGATTATATGCAAAATAGGATTGTAGGTATAAATATAGAAACGAAAGAACCAATTTTGGAAGAAATACCAATATTCGTTACAGAAGAAGAAAAGAGAATACAAGAGTTAGAAAATCAAATATTAATTGCAGAAAATGAAAAAGTAGGGGGAATTTTATAATGAATATAAATAATGTTGTGGTAAGAATATTAGCAGAGAGAATTTTAGGTGGAGGATTAAACCCTCTAAAAAATCGAGAATTTGAATTAGATGATGTAACTAATGTAGAGTACAGAAAAGCTGTAGAGGATTATATAATTAGAGAAAGTGGAGTAGTAGAAGGAGCAGAACCAACTATATAGAGGGTTCTTTTTTTATTGAAAGAAGGTGATTAAATGACTTTTAAGGAGTTAGTTAATAAAGTTAGAAATCTTGTATTAGAAGCAAAGAATGTAACTATAGAAGATACAGAGAATAATTTTACAAGTGATAATGTAGAAGGAGCATTGAAAGAATGTATAGATAGAGCAGATTTGGCTTTTCAAAGTGCCGATAGTGGAAAAGAGCTAATTGCAACTGCTATCGGCTCACCAGCTACAAAAGACAATACTTTCGCAGAATTGGCAAGTCTTATTGGGGATAGAAAGAAGTTTAAAATGGGAAATATACAATTAACTATGGAGCAGAAAAAGGCTAATTTAGAAATAGATTTTGAACCCGAAATCCTAATTGCATTTATTGGAGAAATTGATTATTCTAGGTATAACACAGCAACATATTATAAAGAAGGCGTTTTATTGTTAGAAGGTAGAATAAATTCTATATCATTTAAAATTTTAAATGAAAATTCAATTTACAGTATAGTAATGAATCCACCATACAATGTATCAACAGCACCACTTGGAGTTACATGGTATGCAATAAAATAAAACATAAAGAAATAGTAGGAGAGGACTATATAGCGTAGTTCTTTTTTAATTCAAAAATAAGGAGGTTTACATGAATGAAGAACTTTTCGAAGCAGATTTAAAAAGACATGAAACAAGAATAAATAAGCATGGAGAAGAAATAGACGAATTAAAGATAGCAAATATAGAGTCTAAAGCAGAGTTAAAAGCATTGTGTGAGAACTTAAACTCACTTACAAGTATGCTAAAGTGGCTAATTGGAACTATGATTACAACCTTAGTAGGGTTCTTTATATTTGCCATACAGAAAGGAATATTTTAATTAATTAGGAGGATAAAAGATGGATAATTTAATAAGTTTTATACCAGAGCAGTTACTAATTTTAGTTGCTGCTCTTTATGTTATAGGAGCAGGTTGCAAGAAATATAAGCAATTAGATAACAAGTATATTCCAGTTATATTATTAACACTTGGTGTAGGTTTCTCGGTGTGGATGTTAGGATTAAATCCTAGTGCAGTCTTACAAGGAGTGATTTGTTGGGGTATATCAATAGGTATAAATCAAACTTACAAACAGTTGAAGGAGGAAAATAAATAATGAAAATATGTATTACAGTAGGGCATAGTATTTTAAAAAGTGGAGCATGTACTTCTGCTGATGGAGTAGTTAACGAGTATCAATATAACAAATCTCTTGCACCAGTATTAGCAGATGTGTTTAGGAAAGAAGGACATAAGGTAGATATAATAATATGCCCCGAAAAGCAGTTTAAAACTAAGAGTGAAGAAAAGACTTACAAAATACCAAAGGTTAATAGTGGAGGCTATGACTTACTCATAGAACTACATTTAAATGCAAGTGATGGGCAAGGAAAAGGCTCAGAGGTGCTATATTATAGTAATAAGGGTTTAGAGTATGCAACTAGAATATGTAAGAAACTAGGCACAGTATTTAAAAATAGAGGTGCTAAACTAGATAAAGGATTATATATTTTAAATAGTTCCAAACCTACAGCAGTACTAATTGAAAGTTTCTTTTGTGACAATAAAGAAGATTATGAGAAAGCTAAGAAACTAGGTCATGAAGGTATTGCTAAGTTAATTGTAGAAGGTGTATTAAATAAAAATATAAATAGTGAGGGAGTTAAACAGATGTACAAACATACAATTGTTTATGATGGAGAAGTTGACAAAATCCCTGCAACTGTAGTTGGTTGGGGTTATAATGATGGGAAAATACTGATATGTGATATAAAAGATTACGTACCAGGTCAGACGCAAAATCTTTATGTCATTGGTGGTGCAGCATGTGAGAAGATAGGGACTATTACTAAAGAACACTATACAATGATAAAAGGTAATGATAGATTTGATACTCTTTATAAGGCATTGGATTTTATTGATAGATAGATTAGAAGGTAGCAGCTAGGGTTAGTTGCTACCTTCTTTTTTTGTACTTTCTTTCTTTAAGTTTTTTACTTTCCATATTATCTAATACTTGTAGCGAACTCATATAGAATTTTTGGCGACTATCCCATTTTTGCTGAGATTCACATATTAAACATAAATAAGTACCAAAAAAAACTCCTATTACAGAACAAGCAGTAAAAAAATCTTTTATAATATTGTTAGTAAGTAGACTAAAGAAAATTGATATAAATGCAGCAATAATAGCAATTGCAAATGGAATTGATGGATTGTTTTTAGAATCTAAGACAGTTTTGATGCGTGTTTTTTCTGTTTTTATATTTTCTATTGAATCCATCTCTTTAAGAGAATTATAAAATCTGTAATTGCATCTATAATATTCCTCAGCTTCTTTTATATCTGGCTTTTCTTCTTCTTGAATAACATATAACTGTTCTATAGGGCTTTTTTTATTAAATTTAATAATATCAAATATATCATTTAGAAACATATTTTATACCTCCATAAATTAATGTCTAATATACTTTAATTTATAGCATATTTAAGAACTTATATCAGTAATTTGTCGAACGATTCTACATAAATAAATAGAGTATAATGATAGGCTTATTATTTATAAGATATTATATTTATTAGGTATCGTTTTGGACGATACCACTTTATTAATGAATAATATATGAATTTAGCACACATTTAGCACACAACTAATTTAATAACATACATGAACTTATAAAAATATACATGAAATATAAAAATTATAAGTGTTGATATAACGCAAAAAGTGATGAGACATGAAGATGTAAAAATAAGAATGTAGCATCCCCTCGTCTCCACCATTGAAATCCACGAAAAACATATTGATAGTTTTGTCAATATGTTTTTTTTGTGCCATGAAATGATATAATTATAATATAAACTAATTTAAAATTTAATTAAAAGGAGATAGTATAAGTGAGTATAGATAATAATTTTAATCATATTGCTTTTTTATGGAATATAGCAGAAAGTTTAAGGGGTACATACAAAGAAGAAGACTACAGAAAAGTAATGTTACCACTAATAGTAATAAGAAGATTTGATTGTCTATTAGATGATTATGATAGAGAAATAGTGAAATCAGTATACAAAGAATATGATTTCTTACCAGAAGAAGAAAAAGACGAACTTGTAATAGTGGATCTAAAAGAAAACCATAATATAGACTTACAGTTCTACAATGTGAGTGATTTTACATGGAAAAAACTGTTAGATGATAGTGAAAATATAAAATCGAACTTTGAAGAATACCTAAATGGATTCTCAAACAATGTAAAAGAAATAATAGGGAAATTTAAATTCAAAGATGAAATAGCTCAATTAGATAAAAAAGACAAGCTATATGCAGTCCTTAGCAAAATGTATGAAGTAGACCTACATATAAACTCTGTATCAAACAACGAAATGGGATACATATACGAAGAAATGCTAAGAAGATTTACAGAAAACTCAGCAGCAGGAGAACAATATACTCCAAGAGAAGTTATAAGACTTTGTATGGAAATGTTATTTATGGGCAAAGAAAACTTCCTTACAGAAGAAGGAAAAGTAATATCTATAGCAGATTTTTGCTGTGGTACTGGTGGGATGCTTTCAATAGCTGAAGACTATGTGGAAAAAGTAAATCCAAGTGCCATAGTAAATGTATATGGACAAGAATTACTAGATGAATCATTTGCAATATGTCAGGCAGATATGATAATGAAAGGACAAAATCCAGATAATATAAGACTAGGAAATACTCTTACGCAAGATAGATTTAGTGGAGAAAAGATAAGATTTTTAATATCAAATCCACCATTTGGTGTCACATGGAAAGATGAAGAGAAGAAAGTAAAAGAAGAAGCTGACTTAGGATTTGATGGAAGATTTGGGGCAGGAACACCAAGAGTAAGTGATGGGTCGTTACTATTCTTACAAAATATGATAAGCAAAATGTATGATGATGAAGAAGGTAGTAGAATAGCTATAATATTCAATGGATCACCATTATTTACAGGAGATGCAGGAAGTGGTGAATCTAACATTAGAAAATGGATAATAGAAAATGATTTACTAGAGGGTATAATAGCACTACCTACTGATATGTTCTATAACACAGGAATAGCTACATATATATGGGTACTTACTAATAAAAAAGAGGATAAAAGAAAAGGTAAGATACAACTTGTAAATGCTAGTGAATATTATCAATTAATGAGAAAAAGTTTAGGAAATAAAAGAAAAGAAATAAGTCTTGAACAAATAGAAGAAATAAAAGAAATATATGAAAGATTTGAAGAAAGTGAAAATAGTAAAATATTTGACAATGAAGGCTTTGGATATAGAAAAGTAACAATAGAAAGACCTTTAAAACTGAGCTTTAGAGTAAATGAAGAAGCTATAGAAAATGTTAAAAATACTACTCAATTTATAAATCTTTCAGTTTCTAAGAAAAAAGATGAAGAAGTTAAAGTTAAGGAAGAAGCAGAAGGAAGAGTAAAACAAGATAAGTTATTAAAACTTTTAGAAAGTTTTGATAGTGAATTTGAGTATATGAAGAGGAATAAGTTTATTAAAGATTTAAAATCTAAGTCTAAGTTATATGATGTAGCTTTATCAGCAGGACTAATTAAAGCTATAGTTAATGCTATAGGAGTAAGAAATGAAGACGCAGTAGTTTGCAAAGATGCTAAAGGGAATATAGAGAGTGATAGTAGTTTAAAAGATACTGAAAGTATAGCACTTAAAGAAGATGTGTATGAGTATTTTGAAAAAGAGGTAAAACCTCATGTTGAAGATGCTTATATAGATGAAAGTAGTATAGATAATATAGGATATGAGATACCTTTTACTAGATATTTTTATAAGTATGAAAAGTTAAAAAGCTTTGATGATATTATGAAGGAAGTTGAAAGTTTAGAAAGTGAGATAGCACTGGAGATAAGGAAGGTGCTAGGGTAATGAGATATAGATATAGAGATGATGAGGAAATGAAAGATAGTGGAGTTGAGTGGATAGGTAAGATTCCTAAGGATTGGGAAGTAAAAAGAATAAAACATTTATTTGAATTAAAGAAAGATAAATCTGATGAAGAAAATCCAACGGTATTATCATTAACTCAAAAAGGATTAAAAATAAGAGATGTAAGTAATAATGAGGGACAATTAGCATCAACATATGTAGGATACACTAAGATTGAAAAAAATGATTTTATACTTAATCCAATGGATTTAATATCAGGATATACTGATAAAGCAGAAATTGAAGGTGTAATTAGTCCGGCATATACTACCTTTAGAAGTAAAAATAAAGTAAATATTAATCACGATTATTATAAAAGATATTTTCAAATGCATTATCATCATAATTTCTTATTCCCGTGGGGAGAGGGGGGATCATTCGAACATAGATGGACATTAAAAAATGAAGTATTTTTAAATCTTCCAGTAATAACAAATAGGTTAGAAGAACAAGAAAAAATAGCTAATTTCCTTGATGAAAAGACTTCACAGTTTGAATTTATTATATCTAAGAAAGAAGAATTAATAAAAAAGTTAGAAGAAGCTAAAAAGAGCCTTATAAGTGAGGTTGTTACTGGTAAGGTGAAGGTTGTTAAGACTGATGATGGATATAAGCTTGTGAAGAGAAGTAGTGAAGAAATGAAGGATAGTGGAATTGAATGGTTAGGTGAAATACCTAAGGATTGGGAAGTGAAGAACTTTAAGTATATGTTTACTTTAAATAAAGGTTTATCAATAACAAAGGCAGACTTAAAAGAAAGTGGAATACCGTGTGTAAATTATGGAGAGATACACTCAAAATATAGGTTTGAGCTTAAGCCTAGTAAACATAAATTAAAGTACGTAGATGAATCATATTTAAAATCGAATTCTATTTCATTATTAAAGTACGGAGATTTTGTTTTTTGTGATACATCAGAAGACATAGAAGGGTGTGGTAATTTTACATATTTAAATGAAAATAATAAGGTGTTTGCTGGATACCATACTATAATAGCTAGAACTTTAGAACAAGTAAACTATAGATATATGTCGTATCTATTTGATTCAAATGATTGGAGAATACAAATACGCACAAAGGTATCAGGGGTTAAAGTTTTTAGTATAACTCAATCAATATTAAAGGGTACAAAAGTAATACTACCAGATTTATTAGAACAAAGGAATATAGCTCAGTATTTAGATAGTAAATGTAAAGGGATAGATTCTATTATAGATAAAACTAAATTACAAATAGATAAACTAAAAGAAGCTAAACAAAGTTTAATAAGTGAAGCAGTGACAGGAAAGATAGAAATACTAGACTAACTCTTAGTATATTTGAACAGAGGTGAAAAATATGAAATTAAGTAGAAAAAATATAACAATGCAAGTTTTATCAAAATTTATAGAAAATAACTTAGAAAAAATAGAAAACGTAGAAACAAAAGCAAATCAAATAGTTTTTAGAACTATAGATGGTGACAAAAAAATAAAGATAAAAACAAGTAAAAATTATAGCGAAGGAGAAGATCCTAATACATATTTATGGACAAGTTTTTCTAGTGAAGAATTAGAAGAAGATTATGATTATTATACTATAATATGCAATGAAGATATAGAAAAAGCTGTGGTATTTACAAAAGAAGAATTAAAACAACACTATGTACTAGAAACTAAGAAAAAGAAAAATGGAGAAATTGATTTTGAATTATATCCTCATTTTATAGGAAGAAGATGTATAGATGCTAGAGTTCATTTATATAAAGAACCAATAGATATAACTAAGTATGTAAATAACTATATATTTTAGTA